CAACGCGTGTTGATGCGCAAAGGCAATCTCGGCGAGGTGAAGCGTGGGCGCGCGGCTTTCGAGGCCGAAGTGAGGGGTCTCGCGCAGCAGCTCAATCAGCCGGTGGGGCGCGCCTTCGGCCGTTCCTGCGATGCCGATCTCGGCGATGCGCGCTGCACCATTGACCTCAGCGCATCCGCCTTCCACGGCTCCGGCACGGTGACGGCTGCAACCGACGCGCGGCGCTTTCAGGCGAGCGGGCTCGACAGTTTTGCGTCCCAATGGTTCTCCGGCGGGAAGCTCAGCTGGACCTCCGGCGCCAATCAGGGGCGCGCCATGGAGGTGAAGCGTCACGCGGTCTCGGCTGGCGCGGTCACCATCGAGTTGTGGCAGGCGATGAGCGAAAACGTCGAGCCGGGAGACACCTTCACGGTGACGACGGGCTGCGACAAGCAATTCGCGACCTGCAAGGCGAAATTCGCCAATCAGGCGAATTTCCGCGGATACCCCTATATGCCGGGCAACGACGCGGTGCTGTCTTGTCCTGCCTGCGGCGACGCGCTGGACGGAAAAAGCCGCTATGGCAATTGACCCCGAAGCGATCGTCGCGGCCGCGCGCGGTTGGATCGGCACGCCCTATATTCATCAGGCGAGCGTGAAGGGCTTGGGCTGCGATTGCCTGGGCCTGTTGCGTGGGCTCTGGCGGGAACTCGCGGGCGAGGAGCCCGAAACCCCGCCGCCTTATTCGGGCGATTGGGCGGAGAGCTCTGGCGATGAAACGCTGTATGCAGCGTTGAAGCGCCACTTTGACGAAATAGACCGCATCGACGTCGCGCCGGGCGATATTGTGCTGTTCCGGATGCTGCCGCGCGGACCCGCCAAACATTGCGGCATCATCGCCGGCGTTAACGGCGCGCTCACGCTCATTCACGCGCGGGCCAACAGGCGCGTGTCGGAAGAAGACTTCTCCCGCGCCTGGCGGCGGAAGCTCGCTTTCGTTTTTCGGATCTGAAGCATGGCGACGATCATTCTCGAAGCGGCCGGTCAAGCCGTGGGCACGCTGATCGGCGGGCCCATTGGCGGCGCCATCGGTTCGGCCGTCGGCGCGATTGCGGGCGCCGCGCTCGACAGCGCGCTGGTTCCGAACCGCACGGTGCGCCGCGAGGGCGGACGCCTTACCGATGTCGGCATTCAGGCTTCCACCGAGGGTGCGCCGATTCCTGCGCTTTACGGACGCGCGCGTGTTGCAGGCGAGATCATCTGGGCGACGCGCTTCAAGGAAACCGTCGTGACCAGCAGCCAATCGGCGGGCGGTGGCAAGGGCGGCGGAGGCACGACCGTGGTGTCCACCGATTATCTCTATTCTATCTCCTTCGCGGTGGGGCTGTGCGAAGGCAAAGTGCATCATCTGGGGCGCGTCTGGGCCGACGGCAAATTATTCGACCTCTCCAAGGCGACAACGCGCTTCTATCCGGGTACGGAGGAGCAGACTCCCGCCCCGCTGATCGAGGAGATCGAAGGTAGCGGCAACACCCCGGCCTATCGCGGCCTCTGCTACATCGTGTTCGAGGATTTGCCGCTCGCCGATTTCGGCAATCGCATTCCGCAGCTCCAATTCGAGCTGATCCGCTCCCTCTCGGCCGACAATCCCGACTCGCTGGAGAACCGGCTCCAGGCAGTCGCGCTCATCCCCGGCGCGGGCGAGTTCGTGTATGCGACGGATGCAGTGAATGCCGACGACGGCAAAGGCGGGACGGCCACGCAAAATGTGCATGGGTCGAGCTCTGTCGCCGATATCACGGCCGCGCTCGACGATCTTGAGAATCTCGCGCCCAATCTCGGCGCGCTTTCCTTGGTGGTGGGCTGGTTCGGCGACGATCTCCGCGCGAACCATTGCAGCATCCGCCCCGGCGTGGAGACGGCGGCGAAGACGACCTATCCGCAAGACTGGAGCGTGAATGGCGTGGCGCGGGCTGGCGCGCATCTGGTCTCGCAAGTGGACGGACGTCCCGCCTATGGCGGTACGCCTTCCGATGAATCCGTGGTGCAGGCCATTGCCGCCGCAACAGCGCGCGGCTGGCGCGTGATGTTCTGCCCCTTCCTCTTCATGGATGTGCCGGGGGGCAACGCGCTCCCGGATCCCTATACGGGCGCAGGCACGCAGGCGGCCTATCCCTGGCGCGGACGCATCACCTGCGATCCCGCGCCCGGCGTTTCCGGCAGCCCCGACAAGACGAGCGCGGCGGCAACCCAGGTGAACGCCCTCTTCGGCAATGCGACGGCGACCGATTTCGCCGTGAGCGGGACGAGCGTGACATGGACGGGCGGTGCGGATTGGGGCTGGCGGCGCATGGTGCTGCATTATGCGTTGCTCTGCCAGGCGGCGGGCGGCGTGCATGCTTTCCTGATCGGATCGGAATTTGTGGCGTTGAACCGCGTGCGCAGCTCGGCCACGGCATACCCATCCGTGCAGGCGCTTAAGACGCTGGCCGCCGATGTTCGCAGCATTCTCGGCGCCGGTACGAAGATCGGTTACGCGGCGGATTGGTCGGAATACAACAATCACCAGACCGGAGATGCCACCGGCGCGGTGCTGTTCCATCTCGACTCCTTATGGTCGGATACGAATATCGATTTTGTCGGCATCGACAATTATCTGCCGCTCGCCGATTGGCGCGACGGCACGGCGCATTTCGATTACGACGCGGCTAACGGACCGACGGACATCCACGATCCCGCCTATCTCGCCGGCAATATCGCAAGGGGCGAATATTTCGACTGGTATTACGCGAGCGATGCGGACCGCGTGGCGCAAACCCGAAATCCGATCACCGACGGCGCCTACAGCAAGCCTTGGGTGTTCCGAGCGAAGGACATCGGCGCCTGGTGGTCGAACGCCCATTACGACCGGCCCAACGGCACGGAGAGCGGAGCGCCGACGGCCTGGACGCCGCAATCGAAGCCAATATGGTTCACCGAGCTCGGCTGCCCCGCCGTGGACAAGGGCGCGAACCAGCCCAATGTGTTTTACGATCCGAAATCGAGCGAGAGCGCGCTCCCCTATTTCTCGAATGGCGGCCGCGACGACCTCATGCAGCGGCGCTTCCTCGAAGCGCACCTGAAATTCTGGTCCGACAATGCGAATAATCCGGTCTCGGGGGTTTATTCCGGGCGCATGGTGGATGTGACGAATATCTGTGCCTGGAACTGGGACGCGCGGCCATTTCCCTTCTTTCCCTCGCGCGCCGATGTGTGGGGCGACACCGCGAATTATCGCCTCGGCCATTGGCTGAACGGACGGCTTGGCTCGGTTCTCTTGTCCGATCTCGTCGCAGATGTCGCCGCCCGCGCCGGATTTGCCCAGATCGATGTGAGCGGGCTTTCGGGCCTCGTCACCGGCTATCTCATTGCCGAGACGATGAGCCCGCGCGATGCGCTCGAGCCCCTCGGTCTCGCCTATCATTTCGATGCGGTGGAGAGCGAGGGCCTTATCCGCTTCTGCCAACGCGGACGCATTCCGGTACGCGCATTTGCGGAAGACGATCTCGCCCTTCCCGAGGATGAGACCTCGCTCGGCGTTGTCTTCGAACGTGCGCAGGAAAGCGATCTGCCCGCCATTTCGCGCATCGCCTATCTCGATGCGGGCGCCGATTACCGCCAAAGTGTCGCCGACGCCCATCGTTTGATCGGCCAGTCCAACCGGGTGGCGCAATCCGCACTTCCTCTCGTGCTCGATCAGGCCGAAGCCGTTGGCATCGGCGAGCGCCTGCTGCAGGAGAGCTGGGTGGCACGGGAGCGGGCACGCTTTGCGCTGCCGCCGTCAGAAATTGCGCTCGATCCTGCCGATGAGGTGACGTTGACCGTGGCCGCGCGCGCCCGGCGTTTGCGGGTGAGCGAAATTGCCGATGCGGCCGCACGCTCGATAAGTGCGGTGATGACCGATGCCTCGATTTACGAATCGGCGAGCGGTCCTGATCGCGGACTCATCGCGCTTCAGAGCGCAAAAATCGCAGGTCGCGCGATCCTTGCGTTTCTCGATCTGCCGCTGTTGCGCGGCGACGAGTCGCCCTATGCGCCGCATGTGGCGGCCTATGCGTCGCCCTGGCCGGGCAGCGTGCTTGTGTATCGCAGCGCCGCGGATGCCGATTACGCGCTGGATGACCAACTGACGACGCCCGCAACAATCGGCGAGCTTCGCTTCGACTTTTATGCCGGACCGGCCGGACGGTGGGACAAAGGCAACGCGCTCTGGATCACACTTTACAATGGAGCGCTCTCCTCGGCCGCCGATATCGACGTGTTCGGCGGAAGGAATACGCTCGCCATCGAAAATGGGACGGGCGAATGGGAGATTGTGCAGTTTCGCGACGCCGAACTCGTGGGTCCGGGGGAGTGGAAGCTTACGACACTGCTGCGCGGCCAGGCGGGCACCGAGACGGCGATGCGCAATCCGGTCGCGGCCAGCGTGCGCATTGTGCTGCTCGACCGTGCGCTGCCGCAGCTTCATTTGACGCTCGACAATCGCGCGCTGCCCTTTTTCTACCGCTGGGGCCCGAACGGCAAAGCGATTTCCGATCCCACTTATCAGACTGCTCAGCGGCAGTTCGCGAGTATCGGCTTGCGCCCGCTCAGCCCGGTGCAGATTCGCGCGAGCTGGGCAGGCAGCGGCGACATCGCGCTGTCCTGGAAAAGACGCACGCGCCTGGGCGGGGATTCCTGGGAACAGCCCGATGTGCCGCTCGCCGAGGAAACGGAAAGCTATGAGGTCGATATTCTCAACGGCATCACCGTGGTGCGCACGCTGAGCGCCTCCACGCCTCAAGCAACTTATACGCTTGCCCAGCAAACGGCCGATTTCGGCGCGCAGCAATATTCGCTCTCACTCGCCGTCTATCAGATGTCCTCCGTGTTCGGCCGCGGGGCCGCACGCACAGCCACCCTGTATTACTGAGATCCCATCATGTCCGATTCCACAAATCTGCAGCTCCCTTATCTCGAGGGTGCGCAAGCCCAGAAGCATGTCACCGTCAATGAATCGCTGCGCCGGCTTGACGCGTTCGTGCTGCTCGCGGTCGAGGACAAGGATCTCACCGCGCCGCCGGGCTCGCCCGCCGACGGGGCGCGCTACATACCGAAAGCGACCGCGACTGGGGCCTGGTCCGGCAAGGAGAAATACGTCGCCCATTATGTCGACGGCGCCTGGGAGCTTTATCCGCCGCGCGAAGGCTTCGTGGCCTATGTGCGGGACGAGGATCTGCTCTATGTCTACAACGGCAGCGCCTGGGTGACGCTGGACAATGCGCTCGATGCCGACCTGAAAGCAATCGCGCAGCTCTCGCCCTCCAACGACGATGTGGTGCAGCGCAAATCCGGCGCTTGGGCCAATCGCAGCATGGCGCAACTCGCGGGCGATCTCGCGTCCTCTTTCGCCTCGCTCGCGGTTTCAGGTCCTGTTCGAATCGGCAGTTACACGGTTGCAACGCTCCCGAGCGCGAGTCCATCGGCGCAGATGATTTATGTCAGCGATGAATCCGGAGGCGCGGTGCTCGCCTTCTCCGATGCGACCAACTGGCGCCGCGTCACCGACCGCGCCGTGGTGAGCTGACGCGCAAACTTTCCTCCCCCGCTTCTTGGAGTGAACAATGGCCAATAACCTCAAATATTCGGCCGCGCTGAAAAATGCGCGGCTCGATCAGATCACCACAAAAGTCGGCGCTTCGGGGCTGCTGCGAATCTACAACGGTGCGCAACCCGCGAGCCCCGACACGGCAGTCGGAGCGCAGGTCAAACTCGCGGAGCTTATGTGCAACGCCGCCGCCTTCGCCGCGGCAGCCTCGGCCGGCGTTCTCACTGCCAACGCCATATCGAGTGCGAATGCGCTCGCGTCGGGCACGGCGTCGTGGTTCCGGCTCGTCAAGAGCGACGGCACGGCGGTGATGGACGGCACGGTGGGGACGTCGGGCGCCGATCTCATCATCGACAACACGTCAATCAATTCCGGCCAGTCGGTCTCGGTGACATCGCTCACCGTCACGGCGGGGAACTGAGGAGGCAATGACCATGACGCACGCCAATTTCTTTACGAGTGAGGATTAGTCGAATGACACTCTATTTCGTTGCCAACGGTCCGGCGCCTACGACGGCGGCTCAGGTGCCCGTCACCACCGGCACAGCGATCAAGACGCTGTTGCAGGTCAAGCCGTTCGATCTCATTCGTATTGTCGAATGGGGCATGTCCTTCGACGGCTCTGCCGCCGCCACGCCGATCAAATGCGAGCTCCTCGAAACAGATGTGGCCGCGACGGTCACCGCGCTTGCCGATGCCGATATCACAAAATTCGGCGCTGCCGGCGATGTTGCTGCGGCCTCTGTCGCGGGCCTTACGCTGGGCACCTCGGCCACGGGTTACACCGCGACCGCCGAGGGCTCGATAACGGCGTCACGCATGTTCGATGCGCAACTGATCGCGCCCACCAATCAATATGTGAAGCAATTCCCGCTCGGGCGTGAGCCGATCATCCAGATCGCCAAATTCGGCCGCATCCGGGTGACGGCGCCCGCAGCGGTCAATGCCTACGCCTACATGATTCTCGAGATTTAGCCCGCAACGGCATCGGCATCGAGGCGAAGGATTTATGACCACCGTCCTATCCGAAAATTTCGACGCATCGGGCAGCATACCCGCGACGATCTCCACCGATGGCGCCTATGACATTTCGTCGGCCTGGGCGAATTCAAGCCCGAACGCGCTGCGCCTCACCGGCACCACCACAGCGAAATGGTGGGAGACGGCAGCGGGGGGAAGCGCAAACGGCAATGATCAGATCACCGTCTACTATGACTTCAGTCATGCGAGCGGCGCGGCGGAATTGGTCGAAGCCAGTCTCTCGCACAGTGGAACCATTCTCGGCGGCGCGGGCGGCTCGGGTTCCTATTTCGGCGCCGTGCTTCAGATGGGCAGCACCGCCTCGGGCATCTACAAATGGACCGCCGGCGCGCCCGTCGCGATAAGCTGGCCTGACGGGCAGTCCACAGCCTTTCCCGCGGGGCGGAATTTCTCCGGCGCGTTTAGTGGGGGCGTCACTTACAAACTCATATTCAGCAAAGCCTGGGACTTGAACGGTCACGCCTGGATGCACGCGCGCGTTCAGCGTTTGTCGGACAACAAATGGCTGCAGTGCTCCATCACCGATACGGACGGGGCGTGGAAAGACGGGCAGGCCGATTGCCTGCGTGCCCAGAACGACACGATTTCGGCGGCCTCCCGCAAGGCGGGCGGTCTCGTCCAATTGTCCGATGTGAGTCATGCCATTTACGAGGACGATGTTCTCTTTGAAACCACACCCGCAATCGGTTGGCATAGTTACGGCGACAGCAATATGGCGGGATCGGACGCCTCAAGCCCCTGGATAATTCAGCTCAACGCCGCACTGATGGCGAGCGGCGCCAAGATCGTGAACAATCTCGGCGTCGGCGGCTGGCAGACGGTTGACATTGCGGCCTGCACGGTTACGACGCGAGCAGCATGGCCCAAACCTCGCCGCTCCCTGAAATCCACGACAACAACACCGGGCATACCTATAAGAAGAACAAATTTCTTCTTGCGATGGGTCTCGCAAATCGGCCCTCGCTCGCCAATCAGGCCATCAAGAGAGCGAGCGTCTATTAATGGCCCGATTTGGCAGGGCGCAGCCTTTTGCGCCGAAGCTCGGAAGACTCGCGCCCCAAGGCGCCGCGATCACCGCCAGCGCGACCCTTACCGAAGCGGCAGATGGGGCTGCAGGATCGGCGGCGGTCCTCGTCACCGTCACCGCCGCATTCACCGAAGCGGCGGATGATGGGGCGGGAGCAGCGGCGATTGGCATCACCGCCAGTGCCGCGCTTGCCGAAGCGGCGGACCTGCTCGCCGGCAATGCGGGCGCCGCCGCGCCGACGATGGTGGATCCGAACTACCTCATATCCGCCCGTCCGCGCGCGCGAATTTTCCGCGCGCAATCGCGCGTGCGCAACTTACTCGCAGCCAAAAGAGTCTGAGATGCAGAAATTCGATCCCACAACGCCTGCCGGCCGGCCTTTGCTGTCGGTGGATTTTTCCCGGCTTTTGCCTTCCGGCGTGACCATCTCATCGGCGAATGTGACCATTGAGGTGCATGCGCTTTCCGCAGCCGACGATGGCACACCGTCGAGCCGCCTGGAGGCGCGGCCATGTTGAGCGCCGACCACAAGACCGTCTCCCAATGGTTTAAGAATGGCGTCACGGATGTGGATTACGTGTTGACCTTTCTCGCGACTTTTTCGGATGGCCAGATCGAGCCGGTCGAAGTCGAGATGCCGGTTCGCCAGTATATCTAACAACGTATACGGATGAAAGTCACGCAAGCCCGCGGGTCAACCGCGGGCTTTTCTTATGGAGGGAAGCATGCAAAACGCTGTCGCATTTCTCAGCGGCAAGAAATCCTATGTCGTGGCGCTTGTCGCCGCCGCGACCGCCGGGGCCCAGGCGCTCGGCTATAGCGTGCCCGATTGGCTTTATGCGCTCGAGGCCGCATTGGGCTTGGGCGCGCTCCGGGTTGCGGTGAGCAAGACTTGAAGCCGTGACATGGCTCGCATTCCTCAAAGCGCTGATCGTTGCGGCGGCGGAGTTCGCCTCCTGGCTGCGCAATCGCGAGCTGATGGATGCGGGGCGGGCCGAAAGCATCGCTCAGCATCTCTCGGGCGTCTTGGATGAAATCGCGCAAGCCGAATTGGCGCGCAGTGCTGTGCGCCGCGAGTTTGAGCATGACCCCGACGGGTTGCGCGA